CCACAACAAATTCGGCCGCAGGTTTTGAAAATTTCCGTGTCAAGGAGTCGCCATGGGCAAAAGAGGGCCGCCGCCAAAGGACCGGCGAGTCGAAAAGCAGCAAGGAAATCCTGGCAAGCGCCGAGCGCGCACGCGCACACAGCAGGCCGTCGCGATACCGGAGTGCCCCGAATGGCTGTCGCCGTCGGCGCGTGAGGAGTGGTATCGCATCCTCACTGAGTTGCAGCGCGGGCAACTCATCACGCTGGTCGATCGTGCTGCGCTCACCGCCTATTGCCAGGCATGGGCTGAGCTGCAATGGGCAACCGAAACGATCGAGCGCGAAGGTCGCATCACTGAATCGGAGATATACACGCGGTCGGGTGAGCCTACCGGACAGACTGTATTGCGCACTCACCCGGCGGTGAAAATGCAGCGCGATGCGTTCGCGAGGGTGAAGGCGTACCTAGGTGAGTTTGGGTTGACGCCGCTCGCGCGCCTGCGCGTGCAGGCGCAAACCGAGCCGAAGACGGTGGACCCATTCGAGGAGTTGTGCAATCGTGGCGCGACGAAAACCCCATAGCACTTGTCCGGTCACGCGGTACGCGGAGAGTGTCGCGGGCGGCCAAATCGTCGCAGGCCAGTACGTGCGGGCAGCGTGCGACCGGCATTTGGCTGATCTCGCACACGGCCATCGTCGTGGGCTGCGCTACGATCATGTGGCCGCGAGCGTGGCCGTTGATTTTTTCAAGCTGTTGCGGCACTCGAAGGGACAATGGGCCGGGGAGACGTTTGAGTTGCAGCCATGGCAGCATTTCGTGCTCGGGAATCTCTTTGGATGGCTGCGCCGCGACGGTCGCCGGCGATTTCGCGTGGGCCACATGGAGGTTGCGAGGAAGAATGGCAAGACTACGTTCGCCGCTGGCGTGGGGCACAAGCTTTTCCTTCTCGATGGCGAGAGCGGCGCTGAGGTATACACCGTCGCGACAAAACGCGACCAGGCCCGCATTACCCACGAAGAGGCAAAGCGGATGGTCCGAAGTTCGCCATCGCTCGCCCAGCGTGTCACGGTTTTCAAAGATAACTTATATCACGCCAAGACAAATTCCAAATATGAGCCGTTGGGCGCGGATGCCAACACGATGGATGGTCTCAATCCGCATGGTGTGCTGGCCGACGAGGTCCACGCCTGGCGAGATCGTCACCTCTGGGACGTCATGGAGACCGCGAGCGGCGCACGCACGCAGCCGCTCACCCTCATCACCACCACCGCCGGCTATGACCGCCACTCAATTTGGTGGGAGCTGCGTGAGCTGGCGATTCGTGCGGTGCTCGCGCGTGGCCCGGATGATGATGGCTTCGACGACTCGCGATTCGCGTACATTGCCTGTCCTGATGATGGCGATGATTGGACGGATGAAAGCACGTGGATTAAGGGAAATCCAAGCCTTGGCGTCACCGTGCAACTCGATGAACTCCGTGAGCAGTGCGCGCAGGCCCGCATCACGCCGGGGAAACAAAACGCATTCCGTCGCTATCGGCTGAATCTGCCGACGGAGCAAGCCAAGCGGTGGATCGACATGGATCTGTGGGACGCCAACACGGGCGACCACGCCGCCGACGATCTCGCCCGCCTGCTGGAGGGCGAGTCGTGCTGGGCAGGTCTCGACCTCTCGGCCACGACCGATCTCACAGCGCTAGTGCTCTACTTCGACGCGCGGCCGGATGGTCGGCATCCGGTGCTCTGCTGGTTTTTTATGCCGCGCGAAACGGCGCGCGCCCGAGAGCAAGAGGATCGCACGCCCTACACCCGCTGGGCCGATCTGGGACTATTGACGCTGACGCCCGGCAACGCCGTTGATTACGACTCCATCCGGCGGCTGCTGACTGGCTGGCCAGTCGCCGACGATGATGACGCACTCCACACGCCACCGCTCGCAGAGCGGTACCACATCCGTGGCATCGGCATCGATCCGTGGAACGCAACCCAACTAGCGCTCCAACTCCAGCAGGACGGGATGGATGTACAGTATTTTCGCCAAGGTTTTGCTTCGATGAGCCAGCCAGCGAAAAAACTGGTCGCACTCGTCGCCGACCGCAAGCTGGCCCACGCGGGCCACCCAGTGCTCAGGCTCAACGTCGCCAACGCAGCGTGCGACGAAGACGCCGCGGGCAACGTCAAGCCAAGCAAGGGGCGGAGTACGGGCCGCATCGACGGCCTGGTAGCGCTGCTGAATGCCATTGGGATTTCTGGCGCCGCTACATCGGTGGGCGGTAGTGTCTATGACTCGCAAGAGCTGGAGGTCATATGAGCATCTGGCGCACGGCGCTACAGTGGTTGCTAGGCCAGGCCCGATCCATCGAGAATCCTCGCACGAGTCTGAGCGATCCAGGCGTATGGGCAGTCGATGCCTTCGGCGCATCGACGCTCACCGGAGTGCGAGTCAATCGCAAGGTGGCTCTGACCTACTCCGCAGTATGGCGCGCGGTGAATCTGATTGCTACGTCGGTGGCCAAGCTCCCACTGCATATCTACCGCCGCACGGGCAGCGGTAAGGAGCGAGATACCCGCCATCCCAGCTACTCCTATTTGCGGCGAGCGCCAAACAGCGCGCTGAAAGCCTACGATTTTAAATGCGCGCTCCAGGCCCATGCCCTGCTGCATGGCAACGGCTACGCCTACATCGACCGCGATGCCGCCGGCCGTTGCACGGGTCTGTATCCACTCGACTCCGTGAGCACCTATCCCGTGCGCGAAAACGGCCGCCTATGGTACGTCACGGACCGCGCAGGCACGATGGCCCGACACTATCCCGACAACATCCTGCATATCCGGGGGATGAGCTTCGACGGCCTGGTCGGCTATCCAGTGATCGAGGCCGCAGCCGAAGCGATAGGCCACGGCGTGGGGATGCGGCGACATGGCGCCGTATTTTTCCGCAACGGTGCCAAGCCGCTCGTCGTGCTGGAGCATCCCGGCAAGCTCAGCGAGCAGGCGCGAGCCAATCTGCGCTCCGGCTGGGAGCGGATGCACACGGGGGTCGAGAACGCGCATCGGACCGCCATCCTAGAAGAGGGCCTCAAGGCCCATGCCCTCTCCATCAGTGCCCGCGACGCGCAGCTCATCGAGTCACGGCAATTTGAGGTAAGGGAGATCGCAAATTTCTTTGGCGTGCCGCCGCACAAGCTCGGTGACAGTGCGCGCACAGCCTACAACTCGCTCGAACAGGAAAATCAGTCATTTCTGGATGATTGCCTCGATGCGTGGCTGGTGCAGTGGGAAGAGGAATGCGCCACAAAACTGCTCTCGGAAGAAGAAAAAGAACGCGATAGTCACATTGTCGAATTCACGCGCGAAGCGCTCGTGCGAGCCAACCTCGACGCCCAAGGCCGCTTCTACGCGGTCGCGCTCGATAAGGGCTTCATGAATCGCGACGAGGTCCGCGCCAAACTCAATCTCAACCCGATCCCAGACGGCCACGGCGCCAAGTACACCATCAGCGTCCAAAGCCAGGCGCTCGAGTCTCTCGACGCTGCGCCTGAGCCATCCACCAAGGAGCCATCCGATGCCGACCCCGACTCGACTGATTGAGCGCCGCAGCTATGCTCCGGCCTCTCTGGCTGCCATTGGCGTCGCCGCTGTGCGTGCTGCCGGCGACGGTCATGCTCGCACCATCACTGGCTACGCGGCCGTGTTCTACGATGGTACGGCGCGCACTGAATACCTCCTGTACGACGACCTCGTCGAGCGGATCATGCCGACGGCGTTTGATCGCGCGGTGAAGGAATGCGACGTGCGTGCGCTGTTCAACCACAATCCCGATCATCTGCTCGGGCGCAGCACGGCCGGCACGCTCCGGCTCGCCGTGGACCGCGTTGGGCTGGCATACGAGATTTCCTGTGAAAACCCGCCTTGCGTAACGCAAGACGTGCTAGCGTCGATTGCGCGTGGAGACCTGACCGGCTCAAGCTTTAGTTTTTCGACGCGGCCAAATGGCAAGGTGGTGTGGGTCGAGGAGGGCGACCGTCTGATCCGCGAGATTCATGCGGTGGACACCCTCTATGATGTCGGGCCAGTGACATACCCGGCCTATGAGGCCACGACCGCCGGCGTGCGGTCAGCCTGGGATAGTGATGACGAAACGCGAGAGCGTTATGCGGCGTGGCGGACACGGCGCAGCAAGCCATGGATCAGGTATCAGCACCTAGCCCGCGCGCGGGCAATTGCAACCATTTCGAGGACCTAATTATGCCATTGGAGTTGAAGCAGTTGCTTGAAGAGCGCGGCCAGGTGTCCGCGAACATCACCAAAATGGCCGATACGCTCGGCCCCGACAAGCCTGATTTTACGTCTGAGGAACGCGCGACGTGGGACAGCCTCAACGCGCGTCACGCGGTGCTGAGTCGGCAAATCGACGTGCTGCATGCCGCTGCGGAGGCTCGCGCGGCGATCGATCGGCAGCCGCATCACGTATTGCCTGGCCGTGAGGATACTGGCGGACCGCCAGCGAGCCGCGACGGCGACGGCGCGCCAACGGAAGAGGATCGCTGCCTCGCTATCCAGGCGTGGGCGCTGGCGCAATACGACGAGGAGCCGACCGAGCGCCAGCTTGAGGCGGCCCAACGCTGCGGCATCAAGCCACGCAGTCGGACGCTGGAAATCCCGCTGTGGTCGAATCACGACTACCGCACCCGCCGCGTGCAAGCGCGGGCCATGGGGACGACGCCGGCCCCAGCAGGCGGGTATCTGGTGCCGACCGGTTTCGTGTCTATGCTCGAAATCGCCATGCTGCAATGGGACGCGATGCGCCAGGTGGCCGACATCATCCGCACCGACACCGGCGAGGACATCGCGTGGCCGATGGCAAACGATTCCTCGAATGAGGGAGAGGTAATCGGGGAGAACCGCGCGCACAACGAGCAGGACGTCGCCGTCCAGCAGAAAAAACTTGGGTCCTACGAATTTTCCTCGAAAATCGTGCGCGTCTCGAATCGTCTGCTGCGGGACTCGGCGTTTGATCTGGTGCAGACGATTGCCGAGCTACTCGGCGAGCGCATCGGGCGGCGTCAGAATCGGGCATTTACGGTCGGCAGTGGTGCATCCGAGCCTACTGGCATCGTCACCGATGCGACACTCGGAAAGACCGCCGCGTCCGCGTCTGCAATCACGCACGACGAGATCATCGACCTGATCCATTCCGTTGACCCTGCGTATCGGCGTGGTCCATCGGTGGGCTTCATGATGCACGACGCGATTATTGCGGTCGTGCGCAAGCTGAAGGACTCGCAGGGGCGATACCTCTGGGAGGACTCGACGCAGGCAGGCCAGCCGCCACGTCTGCGCGGCTACCCCGTGTGGGTCAACAACTCCATGGCCTCCGCCCTGGCCAGCAACGCCAAGGTGATGCTGTTTGGGGATTTCAGCAAATACAAAATCCGTGACGTGGGTACGGTGCGGCTCAAGCGCCTGGTCGAGCGCTACGGCGAGTACGACCAGGATGGGTTTGTCGCGATTATGAGCAGCGATGGCAAGCTGCTGGACGCTGGGACCGCGCCCGTTAAATATCTCGCCAACGCGGCATAATGAAGGATTACACCGCCATGTTGGTGAGAATTATCGAGCACATCGTTGGCGCCGGGTTCAGCTATTGGCCCGGCGACGACATCGAGATGCCGGATGATGAGGCCCGCCGCTTCGTGGCGGCTGGCTATGCCGAGCCGATTGCTCCAGCCAACCGGGGTGAGTGTGCGATGCTGGCACCAGCAACGCCACCACCGCGACCCCAGCCAAGACGGAGACCACGCTAATGCTTCAGGATTTGTGTTCCGACATCAAGGTAGTGAGGGGTCTGAGCCCCGTCGTGGCCACGGACAATACGGCGCTCGTGAGCCAGATCGTCGATACCGCCGGGTACGAGTCGCTCACCTGGATCATTCAGACGGGCACGCTCGCCGATGCTGACGCGACCTTCGCGGTCACGATGCACCATGGCGACGCAAGCGATCTGAGCGATGCGGCTGCGGTCACCAGCGACGATCTTATCGGGACGCTGGCCCTTGCGAGCTTCACGTTCGCGGATGACAACAAGCAGCGCAAACTCGGCTACAAGGGCACAAAGCGGTACGTCCGCCTCACGATCACACCGAGCAATAATACTGGCGATGCACCCATCGCAGTGGCGGCGATACTCGGCCATCCGCGTCTATGTCCCCAGTCGACGCAGGGGACGTAAGCGAGGTACCGATGAGCCTGATACTGGTCACGCCAGCACACACGTACCCCGTGGACGTGGCGGACGTCAAAGCGGCGGCCCGCATTGATCACAGCCATCTCGACGCTCACATCAGGCTATTGCTGGCGGCGGCCACGGAAGTGGCGGAGGTGGCCACTGGGAGACAGCTCGGTACGGCCACGTATCGGCTCCAGAGCCCATGCTGGCCGGCGAATGGTGCGCCCATCCGGCTGCCCCGTCCACCGCTCCAGGCCGTGCTACAGGTGCAATATCGGGATGGGACAGGAGACCTCCAGACGTGGGACGAGGACAGCTATCAGGTCGATGAGGGCGTGCTGCTGCCAACGCTATCGCCTATTCCGGCGGTGAGCTGGCCGAGTATCGGGGCCGGCTGGGTGGATGCGGTCCGCGTGACATACCGGGCCGGATATGAGTCGCCGGCGGCGGTGCCGGCGGCCATCAAGGCAGCCATACTCCAGATGGTCGCCGCGTGGCTGGAGCACCCGGAGGGGATGCGGCCCACTACGCTCGACAGCTTGCCGGTCGGTGTCCGTCACCTGCTCTGGCCCTATGCGATCGGAGAGTACCTATGAGCATCGAGTATCGCGCCACAGGCCTGGACTCGCCGGCCATTCATGCGGCGCTCGTGACGCCGGACGATGACAATGATCTACCGGATGGTGTGACACGTGGGCTGGGCATCGCGAGCGGCGGAGCGGTAGCGGTCCGCATGATGGGCGGCGCAACGGTAATCCTCCCCGATGGCGCCTTGGCCGCTGGAATCATCCATCCCATCCGAGTCTCACGAGTGCTCTCAACCGGGACCACTGCCACCGGCATCGTGGCGTACTACTGAGGCGCGTATGCAGCTATCGATGGGTCTTGCGATCGGGTCAGTCCGCGCCGCACCCGACGGCACGGGTGCGTGGTCTCCCACCGACATAGCTGGCCTAATCGGGTGGTATGATTTTTCTGACGACGCAACGACGTGGCAAAACACTGGTGCCAGCACGCCAGCCGTCGCGAACAACGACCCGATTGGGCGCGTGAATAATAAGGCGCCATCGGCTACTATCCACCTGCTTCAGGGCACGTCAGCGGCGAGACCAACACTAAAGACAGCGTATCAAAATGGTCGAAATGTCGCACAATTCGACGGCGTCGATGATTTTCTCACCGGCAGCAATCTCTTGAGCGGCCGGTCGGCGCTCACGATGCTCGCGGTGTGCCAGCGTGTGAGTGGTACGGCGTGGTTTGTGGATTGTGACTACTCCGTTTCTGTGTCCCCGTCCCGTGGTGGGATGCTGTATCAGAGTAATACGGTGGCCGCGATAGATGGGCGGTGGACGAATACCGGATACATCACGTCCCAGATCGCGACCGGGGATTACGCAGGCTGGAGCCTGTACGGTGGCCGGATGGATGCGACGCGGGCGCGTGTGATGCGCGACGGGAGCGGCCCATCCGCCACCTCCATGACGGGCAGCGTCAGCGCCATGACCCACCTATATGTGGGTCGTCTCACGAGTGCTGCGAGCTACGGCAATCTGCGGATCGGCGAAATATGTCTCTATGACAGCTACCTCTCTGATGGCGATGTCACTGCATGGGTAGACTACGCGCGAGCTAAATGGGATACGCCACCGTGATGACTCATACGCAGCGCTATCATCTGATCGTCGCGAGCGCATCGCAGACCGCCATGCGGATGCTGATGGTCGCTGTTGGGCCTGGCGGCGCGGCGGAACTCCAATCGGGCGGTGTGCGCCTTTCGGCGACCGGCACGCTTCCCGCCACGCATGTCGGCGTGAGTGGCACGGTCGATAGCACGATGCGGGGCCGGTTCGAGGCAGAGGCCGGGGCTGGTCGCATATCATCAGGCATCTACTGGTGGCGCGTGAGTGAGCCGATAGAGGACGAGCCCAGCATTTTGCTGGCGACCAACCACCCCGAGTCGGCGACGCTCATTGGCCGCGAGTGTGGTTTCCGCGATTGTCTGCGCGCCATGGCGCTGCAACCAATCACCGTCGAGCTACAGGAGGTACGGCGATGATCCGGTCAGCCGGCGAGCTGCGCGAGCGCATCACGCTACTAGCCCCGCCCGGTGGCTATGCGGATGTATATGGCGAGCGCACGGGCGTGCCCCCAGCTAATACGGAGGTGTGGGGCAAGGTGGAGTCACTGGGCGGCAGCGAGTCCGCACGAGCCGACCGCCAGGAGAGCGACCACGACTACCGCATCACTCTGCGTTTTCTGCCGATCCTCGATGCCCGATGGTCTGTGGCGTGGCGCGGCCGCAAGCTGGCGATTACGGCGGTCCGTGATCCAGATGGGCGGCGCGAATGGACTGAGATTGCCTGCGTGGAGGCCAGCGATGGCGTTTAGCGTGCAATATAAGATGAGCGGCGGGCGTGAGCTGCAACGGGCGCTGGCGAAATTCTCGCCGGGCCGTCAGCGCGCTATTGCTCGTCGGGCGCTCGCCTCTGCCTCGACGCTGACGCTGCGCGCCGCCAAGCAACGGGCGCCCGTGGAAACGGGGCTATTACGGAAATCACTAGGCAAAAAAACGAAGACATATCCAAACAAAGGCACCGTCGTGGTGGCGATCGGCCCACGGACGGGATTCCGGCGATTGGTGCGCGTCAAGGGCAAATTGGTGCGACGAAACCCAACCAAGTACGCGCACCTGGTGGAATTCGGCTCGCGGCCGCATACGGTGGGCAAGGGATCATCACTGCGCAAACGCCGCCAACGCGGCGTCATGCACCCTGGTGTAGCGGCGCGGCCGTTTTTGCGGCCCGCCCTCGACACCACCGCGCAAGCCGCTATCGCGGCGTTCCAATCGCACGCCTGGGACCTGATCTCGCGGGAGCTAGCGAAATGACCGTCGAACAAGGACTCGTCTACGCCCTGCGCGCTGATGGTGCCGTCGCCGCGCTCATCGAGGATCGCATCGAGCCGTATCCCGGCACGGCGGACTTGCCACGGATCACCTATCTGCTGGTGGATGCTCCGCTACGTCGCTCACTGGATCGAGCGCGGACCGGCGGGAAAATCCGCGTGCAACTCAACCTCCACGCGGCCACCTACGCGGACGTCAAGCAACTCCAGGACGCCGTATTTGCCGCGCTCAATGGCCGCACTACGCCGCTGGGTGATTTCCCATCGCATGCGTGTTTTGTGGAGGATCATGCCGACGAGCCTGGTCCAGTCGTGCCGGGTCAGCCGACCGGCGCACGTGGTGTCCGCATGGACATCGTGATCTGGTACGCGCAGCCATAGGACTCCGCCCGCTTGCGTGACGCAAGACGTGCTAGCGTCGATGCGATCCGCACACGCAAGCGCAGGAGGTGTCCAGTGCAGCACAGCTATGGTGTTGACCTCCAGGTCGACGAGCCTGGTCCGGGCTTTGTTTCCCTGGGTGAGGTCGTCTCGCTCGGCGGCATGGCGGGGTGGGAGGTCGGCGCCAAAGAGCGGCCGTATCTCACGACCCCTAATGCGCTGATCCGCAAGATTCCCGGCCTCGCCAAAGGCAAGGACCTGGACGTCAAGTTGGAGTTCAAGAAGTCGACGTGGGCGCTGCTCAATGGCATGCGCCGTGAGGTGAAAAACTGGAAGATCGTCGTGCCGGGCGCCGAAGGCGGCACGCAAGCCTTCTCCGGATTTCTCACGTCGCTGGATACCGAGATCCCCGAGGACGATGGCATGGTCATCAGCATGACCATCGCCGTCGACACCATCACGGCTTGGGTGGATGCGTGATTCCGCGCGACCCCACCTACCTACCAATGGAGCATCCATGAAGGTACTGACCCGCGACGACATCCTGGCCCAGCCGGACGCGCAACACCTGCCGCGCGAAGAGGTCGTCCTGCCTCACTGGGATGGCAAGGTCTATGTGCGCACGCTCTCAGGGCTGGAGCGCGATGATTTAGAGCAGGCGATTGCGGACCATGGCGGCATCCGTGGCATGCGGCACGTCAAGGCATTCATCGCCGCGCGGTGCGTGGTCGATGCCGATGGCAATCGTCTGTTCAACGACGATGACGCGCCGAAGCTTGCCGAAAAGGACTCGCGCCCACTCCAGCTCATCATGACGAGGGCGTCGCGCCTGAACGGTTTCACGCGGGCCGACATCGATGACCTCGCAAAAAACTCCGACGGCGACCCGAGCGGCGGCAATTGTTCGCGATCTGCCTCCGACTCGGAGTCGCCCACCCGGACCATCTCAACGCCTGTCTGACGTCCCGACAGATCGCTGAGTGGTTCGCCTTTTTCCAGTTGGAGCCGCTGGGCGACAACGCGATGGACCGCCGGTTCGGCATGGTGTTAGCGGCCATCGCGAATGCGATGCGGGGCAAGGGCAGCCGGGTGGCGAAGCCCGAGGATTTCTTTCCCTGGCTGAAAAACGGCCAAATCAAGCGGATGACAGCAGCGCAAATTCGCGAACGGATCAAGATGATTTTTGGCGGAGCATAAATGGCGACAATCGGCAATCTCGCAATCATGCTCAGCGCCAATACGGCGGGGTTGTCGGCCGGACTTACGTCGGCGCGCAACGATCTGACCATGTTCGTGCGCTCCATCGACGACACGCTGGGCGGCATCGCGCGTTTGTCTGGCACGATGCTGGGCGTCGGGTCGATGATGCAGACGATGCAGACCGGCGTTACGTTCGCCGTCAACGCGGAGCAGGCGCACATCGCGTTTGAGACGTTGCTTAAATCGGGTGACGCGGCCAAAGCGATGCTAGATGATTTGACGCGGCTTGCGGCGGAGACGCCATTCTCGTTGCCACAGGTGCGAGCCAGCGCGCAGCAGCTATTGGCATTCCGCTTCGAGGCGGCGGACATTATTCCGATGCTGCGGATCATCGGTGATGCAGCGTCGGCATCGCCGCAAGGAATGGCCGAGGGACTCGAGCGCATCGGCCGCGCCATCGGCCAGATGAAGGGCCGCACCAATCTAGCCACGCAGGAATTGAATCAGCTCACTGAGGCGGGCATCGACGCACGCGGGTACGTCGCGCAGGCGCTGGGCGTGACGCGCGGCGAGATGGAAAAAATGCTGGAGTCCGGCGCTATCTCCGCGTCTACCGGCGTGGTAGCGATCCTCCAGGGGATGGAGCGGGAGTTCGGTGGCCTGATGCAGCGCCAATCGACGACGACGCTGGGCATGTTTTCAACGCTTAAAGACAACATCGGCATGACGCTCGGCGGACTCGCCGAAGAGGTCATGCAGGCGATGGGCGTGCAGCAAGGTATGCAGTCGCTGATTGCGTTCACCGACGCGATCCGCAGCAATCTCGGCTCGGTGCGTGCGATCGTCGAGGCGACCATCGTGCCGGCGATGGACGCGGTAGGCGCAGCGTTTCAGGCGGTGCGCGGCTTTGCCGAGCCGCTATTCGAGGTGCTCGCCATAGGCTGGCGGGCGATCAGTCCACTGGTCCAGCCGCTCATCGACCAGCTCGGGCAGTACACGACCGGGCTGGCGCAGGGGCGCGAGTTTGGCCTGGCGTTTTTTGAGACGCTGGGTGTCGGCGTGAGCTACGTGGCGGAGGGCATGCGCGTCTTCGGCGGCGTCCTCGCACAGTATGTCATCATGCCGCTGAATCAGGGCCTGGCGCTGATCGTGAGTGGATTTGCGCAAGTGGTCGACGGCGTGGCCGTGCTGATGAATTGGCTTGGTCAGGGCGGCGAGTCGATGCACGCTTTCGCGGAGCAATCGCGGGCGATGGCCGCAGCCTTTGCTGATCAGGGCCGCCGCGCGTACGACCTAGGCGCTGGCTTGCGGAATTTTGAGTTCGGCCAAGGCGCCGAGAAAACGCGCGCGGTGTTCGCGGGCATGCGCGCCGACTTCGCCACGACGGGTGCGCCCACCTCACTTGCCGGCGGCATTGGGGCCACGGCCACGGCCCGCGATGCCATGATGATTGAGATGAAAGCGCAAGCAGAGGCCTTTGACGCCGGCATGGAGCAGTACGCCGCCGCCGTGGTCAAACGCGATGCTGAGCTGCGCAAAAAGGCGCTCAAGATCGTCGAGGATACGCGCTCGCCGCTGGAGACCTACACCCAGCAGATGCGCGAACTGCAAGAGCTATTCGAGGCCGGGCATCTCACTCGTGGTCAGTTCGAGGCGGCCTCCTTCGATGCCTTCGGCAAGCTGGCCAAGGACGGCGTGAGTGCCTACCGCCCGAACCAAGCCCTGATTGCCGGCAGCGCCGAAGCATTCAGCGCGGCCGTCCAGCATCAGCAGGGCAGCCCCAGCAACGATCCGCAGGATGTGCTCCGGCAAATCCAGCAACAGCAGCTGCGCAAACAAGAAATCATGGCCGACCATCTAGCGAAACTCGCGGAAGGTGGGGCCGCCATCATCCCATTCCGACTAGGGCCATAGACGTGGCTATCGTGAGCGTGCATGAGACGTGGCGTGATCGTGCTGGTGACCAGGATTACCAGCAGACGAGTTCGCCAACGCGCGTCATGTGGGCGGAGACGGACTCTCTCGACACGACGTTTCTGGACGTGCTCACTCACCCCTCAATCCCTCTGATCGGATCGAGTCATCCCGACTACGCCGCCGCGAAATTGCAGAAGCGCGCCGCGAAGCAAGATGACGAGAACCCCTATATCTGGGAGGTGCGCCTCACCTACGGGACGCGCGGGCAGACGGAGCAAGAGGAGAGTGACCCCCTCCAAGAACCCGTCAAGCTCAGCTTTTCGTTCCGAAAACTCAGCGTAATTCCCACGGTCACGATCGACGGATTCGGGCTGGTCAATTCGGCTGGTGACCCATTCGAGGGGTTGCAAATCGACCAGTCTCGTCCCGTATTGACATTCAAGAAAAACGTCGCCAGTTTTTCGCCGACCCAGGTGCTGACCTACGCGGATGCGATCAATTCTGACAGTTTCCGTGGTTTTGCCCCTTACACCTGCAAAATTGAGGCAATCAGCGGCGAAGAGACGTTTGACCGCGGCACGCGCTACTGGGCCATGAGCTATGTCATTGAGGTCAATTACCAAACGTGGAAATTACAAGTAGTTGATGCTGGTTTCCGCGAATTGATCGACGCCGGTCCGCCCGCCCGCCACCAAGAAATCCTCGACGACTACGCGCAGCGCGTGGCTAAGCCCGTGCATTTGGACGGCGCCGGCCGCAAGTTGCCGCACGGCGAACAGCCGAACGTCATTGAGTTTCGCGTCTACCGAGAGCTACCATTCGGCCCGCTGGGCCTCACATAGGAGCGCAGCATATGAGCCAGACAATCCATCGTGGTGATCTCCACGTCGACGGTGACCTGACCTCCAGGGGATTCCGGGCGGCGGCCGGCTCGATCACCGATGACGCGGTTCAGGCCGGCGCCGACATCAGCGCTGCAAAACTTGAGCACCAATATCAGCCCGTCTACTCCCAGGGTATGACGACCACACCAGCGGCCGATCGGCGCGTGATACATATCGCGCGCGGAGCGACGGGCACGTTCACGGAATTTGCCATCGGGACGAGGGTGGCATTGACGGGCGACTCGACCATCACGGTCGATCTATTAAAAAACGGGTCCACAATTCTCACGGGGACCGTCGGCCTAAGCAACGCCGAGTCCGGTTATGGAAAAAAAACGGCCACGATTGCCACATCTACCTACGTCGCCGGTGATGTATTCGAGGTCGTCGTTACGGTCTCCGCCGGCACGGGGTCGCTGGGGCAAGGGCTCTACGCCGTAGCCACCCTCCGAGAGGAGGCGCAGTAATGGCGGACCTGGTGACATGGACGGTGGAGGATGCCGAGCGCATTCGTCGTGCGGTCCACCTCGTGGAGCAGACGCTCGTCCCCGCCACCATGCCACCCGTCGCCCGCGTGCCGATGCCCCGAGAGCCGATGTGGTTCAAGGCATCCTCGGAGACCGTGATTACGATCGCTTGGCCGATTCCGGGCGGGACGCGCAATGTCCGAGTCCAGGAAGGCACCCTGTACTATTGGCACGCAATCAACGCCCAGTGGACGGCGTTGCCGGGCACTCACTATCACATGGACCCCAACGACCCATGACCATCCCGGTCGATGAGCTGCGCCGGGTCATGCCGGTGGCCCGCCATCCGAGCAGCGGCAAGCTGCTCGTCGCGTCACTCGGCGGGTGGTGCTCGACGGGGCCGCTCCCGAGCGGGCAAATGGTCGGCGCTATGCCGGTGGCCCGCCATCCGAGCAACGGCAAGCTGCTCGTCGCATCGCCGTCGCAAGAGCACAATGGCGCGGGGCAGGTGCCTCTCCATACCATGGTGATGGCCCAGCCCATCGCGAGACATCCAAGTAGCGGCAAGCTGCTCGTCGCGAGTGAGCCGCTATCGTGCGAGCCGCCGCCGTGTGATTGCGCGCCTGACTGCACGGACCGGGCCACGGATTTTCCGGGCACGCTCTCATTGACACTGCAATATACGCTGCCCTGCTACCCCGGTCTCGGCACGATGACGCTGTCGGCCACGCTGACGGGCAGCGCGGCGACTGGCGCCTGCCTGTGGTGGAGCGGAGACGAGACGCTGAAATCCGAGCGGGTATGGGTGGCGCCCGATCTGATGTCGAGCGGGCCATTGGGCACCTGGGACCATACATTCCGGCTGTCGTACCATTGTCGCCTGCGCCAATTGGAGTTTTGGCCGCAGGGATTCGGTGATTATCGCGCATTCGGGGTCGGCCTGACAGCGTGCGATCCTTACGTCGCCGAGTGGTCGTCGTTCGCGGTGCCGACCTGCGGATACAACGGCCGCAATCTCACCTGGTGGACGCAGCCGAATGTCATCCTGCCAGGTGATAGGGTACAATACGGATTTCAGATAGTATCAATAACGGTGGCGGAATGATTCCACCTTGTGTCATGGCCGACGATGGGTGGTGTGTGCGGCACCAGCGGCGCCACGTGGGCCGGGCCCGCTATTGGGCCGAGCATCCGACCGACGACCGTGTGAGGCAGGCATGGGAGCGTGGGCCGGCACCGCTGAGCGTGATCGCCGTCGAGGCGGTACGGTCTCTGACGCGGCTTGCCGCGAGCGCCGGGGCGCAAGTGGCGGCCCCGATCGCCGCCGCTCGCTGGGCCATCTGTCAGGGGTGCCCGCAACTGCATGGCACGACCTGCCAGGCCTGTGGCTGCTATATGCCGCGCAAATCACGCTTCTTGGCGATGCGCTGCCCGCTGGGCCTGTGGGCCGAGTGATCGTCTTGCGGCACGCAAGACGTGGTATGATCCGAGCGGAGGGACCATGGCACGATATGCACGGCATGATCGACCGTCTGAAGCGAAAATCAAGATGTTAGCCGCACGCGCTGCGGCTCGTCGCCCATTATTCCCTGCGAGCGACAATCGCGCGAATCGCGATAGTGACATGGTGATCGGGCTGGGTGAGTTGCTGGCGGCGCTGGAACGCAAGCTCAAAGCGCTACGCCATCATGACCAAAACGCCAAGGATGATCCACAGTATACCGTCACGCGGCTCGATCTAGCTCGGCTGATCGGATGTGCAGAGTCCACGATGCTACGCCACGTCACTCTGCCGCCACCTATCTCATGTGGCGATGACGATCAGGACCATCCGCGTGGGGTGTATGTGTATCGCTGGACGGACGTCCGCACTATCGTTATGTGCCGGGTGTTTCGGCATACGCTGGCGCGATACTTCGCGAACTTGGACTAGCCGCCCAACTGGGAGAATGGCCATGTCGCAGCAGCAAGAGCAGCGCAGCATCGGCGCGACCATCATCGGGTGCGGCAGCAACATCGTGCTGTTGATGACGATTATGGCGGTAGTGTGCGCGCCATCGAGGTGGGCCGGGCCGCCACGCCCTATCCGCTCCCCGGTATGCGCATGCGTGGACTGCACCTGTACTGATTGCATGTGCGGCACGGCGCCAGAGCGATTACCCGGCCTGGACAGCGCCCGTCTCGGCAATGGCTATTGGCTCCAGACCAGTGCCCACCCCATCCAGGTCGAGGTCGATGACCGCCGGCGTGCAAAGCCCAGCGATCCACCTGGTCTATTTGATGATGACCTCCGATGGCTGCGCGCGAATCGCCGCAAAGTCGAGGGTTTATTTGATCTGAACCTAAATTTCTCCATATTTGGCGTCTACGCTACGTGGCTCTGGTGGGGTCTCATGGGCGTAGCTGGCGTGCATGGTATCACGATGCTGCTGCTTGTCGCGGCCGTGCGCAGGCTGGCGGCAAATGGGGGTGCGCGATGAACTGGCCCGCCGTCTGGTCCACGATCCTTGCGGCCCCGGCCGCACTCTGGCGGATCATCACCGGCACGCTCTGGGGCGTGCTATTCGCGCTGGTGCTCGTGCTACTCATCCTGTCTGCCCCGGTGGCCTGGCTATTCGCGGCGTGGTGGCTGCCGCTCACGTTTCTGGCGGTGGCCGTGCTGATGATCGGGTATCGGTATCTCACGCGGAGGGACGCTCCATGATTATCCGCGCTCTGACTCTGGCCCTTACGCTTGTATTCGTCACGAGCCTGTCGCCGGCAGACTCGCGTATGACGGCGGCGGGTTTCGCCGTCGTCGCTGGGCCGCGACTCGATGACGGGACGGAAGTGCAGTGCGACCTACCGGCCACACTGCACATGAAAAACACGGGTGGCCGCGATGGTGCTGGCCTCTGTGTATTCACCTCCATTGAGCATAGCGGACGGTGGCACGCAATCCCGGAGCTAGACGGCCTGCAAGCGTGGATGACCACCCAGCCAGGTGGCGGGTATCCCGAGAAAGTGAGCCACATGCTAGCGCAATTTTGCCGCAAGCATGGTGACGTGCCCGACTATTACCAGGCGCAAGACCGGAGCCGAGATCGGCAGCTCGTCGAGCTGCTCGCGGAAGCCGTGCAGGCTGGGCACCTCGTGTGCGTCACGTACTCCCACTCGCCGACTGGGCGATACGGTGGACAGCGCATTGCCCACATGGTCAATTGCGTGGCCGCACGCTCCGGGCCGCGCAAGCTGTGGGCGATTCTCGACAACAACTTCCCAAAATCCATCGAATGGATGAATGAGGCAGCTTTCGTGGACTCCGTCTATGGTGCAGGGCAGGCATGGGCCATATTTTTCCCGCGTCCCGGACCGCCGCCGGTCCCGAGCAACGAGTGAGGTGACATCATGTGCGCGCTCCTCCTGATGGCGGCGCTAGTGTGCCAGCGTGCGGACGGTCGCTGCCCGGCACCGACTCCATCTCCATCGTGGCCTACGCCAGTGACCCCCGTAGCTCATTGGGTGCGCACGGGAGATCAATGGGCGTGGATCGTCGGCGGCGTGCAGGCGGGCAATCTGGTGTCCGGGGAGGGATACTATCGTCGCACGGGTCCCGGTCAGTGGGAGGCCACTCCGAGTGAGCTACCGGCCGCGCCACCGGTGGGCTACATTCCTCCGGCGGCCCGGCCAATGCCGGCGGGAAATATGCTCGTCGCGCACGGCGACGAGAAAACCCAGGTGACATCGACCGCGCCCGCGCCGCGCAAAAACTACGGCGTCGATCTCGACGCGCATCCGATGCCACCGGGATTCGACACGCTCATCACGGGCCGGGATGGCCCCATCACGCAGGGCGAGCTACGCGACCTGCTGCGCGGGACGCTCGCAGCGCAAGCCCAACGCCCGCGCCTGATGATATGCGCCCGGGACGAGGCCACCCGCAAGCGAGCGATGAGTCTACTTGATGGCCCGCTCAAAGACCTGGCTGCGGACTACACCATCACCTACTACCGGGGCGATGAGTGGTTCTTGGCGCCGGAGATGCGCTACGACTGCCAGGGGCCATTTACCGCGATGGCATTCCGTTCCTCGATGGACGGCACTGCACTATGGGCATGTGATCGGCCGGAAGACCTCCGAGCTAATATGGAGGCGGCGGTTGGCGTGGTGCGCAAACCCAATCCACATTTCGACCGGTCGCGCGTACCGAATCATGCCGCTGACTCGGGCAACGGCAACTGGCTACTGCCCGGTGCGGTATTTGCGCTGGCCGGCGTGCTGCTCCTGATCGCATTCCGTGGAGGGTCACGGCGATGATATTGTTCGCGCAGCACCAACAGCAGCCTATCGAGACCGCGGCCCAATCCGCGTGGATGGCTGCGGACCTCGCGATACGATCGGGTCAGGTGCCAGGCGGATGGCTGGGTCTGGCCGTGCTCGCATTGATCGGGGCGGCGATTGTCGCGGCGTGGCGGCATGGATGGATCGCCAAAATATGGCAGCCAGCGCCATCGCCGCCATCGGCATCGGCACCAGAACCAGCGGCACATACTGCCGGCGACAGCGCGCCAACATCTGCGCCCGTGCTCCCCGCCGATTACGCGACGCTCAACAGCATGATCCGTGCCCGGCGCGAGCGACTGACGGTGGATCGGGCGCTCGCGGCCGCCACCGAAATCGTTAACGACGACGTGGCCGAAGCCGCCGCCGATTTCCAGTTTCGCGTGGAGACCAAGCTCGCCGCCAAACGGGCGGGCCAATCCAGCGTGCAGTTCCAGGAGGTGGCCAAATGATCCGTATTCTCGTCGGCGAGACCAAGACGGTAGATCTAGTGCAGCGGATGCGGCAGGGCCGAGGCGAATACACTGAGCCGCTGCCGCCGGGCACTCTCGCCGCTCTGGCTGAGCCAGATGGAGTGGTCACGATGACGATCACCGGCAATCGCGTCGAGCTGCATGGCCTGGCTGCTGGCCGCACCACCGTGCATGGCGCGTGGAGTGACATGGGCGGGCGATCCGAGACGGCGAGCATCGAGGTGGAGGTGATGGAGTCACTGCCCGCACCATCTCCGGCGGGCGTCGCGTTTGTCGCAGTGGACTAGCAGGCCTGGCTCGCTACCCCCAGGCCCGCCCCGGTGAGTTACGCCCACCGGGGTTCTTTTCTTTTTGGGGAAGGGTATTCTGGCCACGGGGTTGTTAATGCACGTTACTAAGCCCACGACAAGGCCCCAGGGCGACTCCATCTATCTGGCCATTCTTGACGAAATGCGGGATTTACACCTACGCAAGGGATGTGATTACGGCGATGAGGCCGACTCCTTTGAAAACATCGTGGCCGGGGCCAAAATCCTGGGAATGGAACCGTGGCTTGGGGCAATGGTGCGGTTCTTCGACAAGGTCCAAAGGATGAAGAAATACATTCAACGCGGGAGTTTAGCGAATGACACCATTGAGAATGATCTAATGGACGGCGCGGCGTATTTACTCATCGCGTTGGCCTTGCGGAGGCGAGGAACATGCAACACACCAAGCGAATGAAAATTACCTTGCGGCACGTCGAACCCGAAGACCTCGATGCGTTCATCCGGATCGAACGCGGGGCGTTTCCGGTCGGCCTTCGTTGGGACGCGAAAGTATGGAGCAAGCTGCTATCCGAACCGAAGCGACACGGCATCGTCGTTGCCGCCCGGCGACGGGATAACGCGGCGATTGGCTACCTTGTGTTCGGCTGCGTCGATGATTTGATCCAGGTGGTCAATCTCGCCGTGGATACACGGTACCGACGGCTCGGCATCGCTACCGCGTTACTCGATTCGATTATCACGATTGAGGATAAAACCTGGACGCGGGTGGGCGTCATCGTGCACGAAGAAAACCTAGCGGCCCAGTGGTTTTACCGGGCTTGTGGGTTCCGGTGCACGACGATTCGGTGGGGGTATTACGCAGAGCGGGACGGCTACGAATTTCACCGGGGGTTGACGTGATGATGACCAAGACCAAGACCAAGACCGCAAAAACGCAAACCCTCAAAGCCCCTTTCCCCTACTTCGGAGGTAAGTCGAAAGTGGCTTCTTTGGTTTGGTCCCGGCTGGGTGATGTGGACAACTTTATCGAGCCGTTTTGCGGGTCCGCTGCCATGCTCTTAGGCCGACCGCACAAGCCGCGATGGGAAACCGTGAACGATATGAATTGTCATATTGCCAATTTCTGGCGAGCGGTCCAGGCCGACCCCGCTGCCGTGGCGCACCACGCCAATTGGCCGATAAACGAGGCCGACTTACACGCGCGCCATTGGTGGTTGGTTCATTCAGACGAAATCAAGGCGTTCCGCGAACGCATCATGGCCGATCCTGACCTTTACGACGCGAAGATTGCCGGATGGTGGGTTTGGGGGGCAGGATGTTGGATCGGCGGGAGGTGGGGAGCGACGAAATCAAAAAAAATGCCTTGCGTAACCACTCCAAGGGGCGTTCACACGCAACGCCAATTTACCACCTGCGCTGCCCGCCTTGATTTTCTCGTCGGTTGGTTCCGCCAAATCCAAGACCGACTCCGCATGGTGGGCGTGTGCTGTGGCGACTGGCAGCGAGTATGCGGGAGTTATTCCACAACGACACAGAAGGGCCTCACGGGCGTATTTCTGGACCCACCGTATAGCGCAGAGGCCGGGCGATGCAACGCTCTGTACGCCGTGGAATCCAAGACCGTGGCCCATGACGTGCGGGCGTGGTGCCTGGAGCGTGGCACCGATCCGATGATGCGGATTTGCCTGGCCGGGTACGAGGGTGAGCATGATTCGCTTGAGGCCGAAGGTTGGTCCGTGGTCGCATGGAAAACGCAGGGTGGCTACGCGAATCAAAGCAACAAACGTGGCCGCGCTAACTCGAAGCGGGAACGCCTATGGTTCTCGCCGCACTGTTTGACCGAGGCGGAAACGGAGCTTTTTGGAAAGGCGTCATGACCTGGCTCGACTGGATTCTTGCCGCCCACCTGCTGACCTGTGACGCCCCTACGTCACTTGGCGATTCCTCCTTCCCCTTTCTCCGCTGGCCCATGCTTGCCTTAGCCGTGGAGTGGGAGCTGCTTGACCCCCGCGAAACCAAGTACATTCTTGCCGAGGCCAAGGACTTCGCCACCGACCTGGCCCTAATCCGCAAGCGACAGGCCGAATTGGTGGACGCTCCCCGCCTGGTGGATGCCGAGCGGTTCCCCGACCGGGCCGTTGTCAACGAGCTGCTGGCCTTCAATCGGGACTACCGGAACTATCTGGAGGGTCGGCAACGTCTCGACTATCTATGTCGTGGTGAGTATCGCCGGGCGTTGATTGAGACGGACCTACTCTTCACGGTTTGGGATGCCGTGCGAGACGCCCGGTGCGATTACTATTTCGTACCGGTTCGCCGGCAGGCCTTGAAGCGGCTGCGGGAGATTCTGCCGGACGAGGACTACTACGCGGGCAGGTTGCCGCCCCACGTGCCGCTATGGCGGTTTGTCGTGGTGCCGTGACCGGTCGCGTTATGGTAGTCTTTTCTCTTGCTGTCCGTGCAACGGCTGGGTATATTCACACCGGGGTATTTTCTTTTGACGAGGACCGAATGAAAAACCAACTCCGCAAGCTTCGCGAATCACGGGGGTATTCGCAAAGTGCCCTAGCCGACATGGTTGGCGTCAGACAACATCGGATAAGCGAATGGGAATCCGGGACCCGCGATATGTTGCGCGTCCAGGCCGACACGATGTTGGCGTTGACCCGTGCGCTTAGGTGTACTCTTGGTCAGCTTTTGGGGGCGGAAAAGATTTCGGAATAATTTCAAAGATTCACTTGACGTTCTATACCCCCTGGGGTATATTTATAGTGTCGAGAGCAAATGAGCCTTTCGACGAACCCCGCAAAAGGAATCGAGAAGATGACCATCGAACTAAACCAAGGGATAACGGAAAAAGGGCGGAAATTCGGCTATGTCCACGGGAAAAACGGCGGGTTTTTCTTTACGTGGATGGAGACGCTGGCCGCTACGTTGGCCAGCGTGGAAGCTGACGAAGTTGACGGCGACGGTGGCCTGGAGATCGACGAAGTGCGGTCGTTTCTGGGCTCGAAAATCGCCCAGAAATTCACCGCCTAGGCGGTAATGCGGCAAGAGGGGTGGGTAGCCCCCTCCGCATGACATCCCGCCGGCCAAGCCGGCAGAAGGAAAACCAACAATGAAAAAAACCACCGTTTTAGCTTGGCAAACCCTCGCCACCCTGGCGGGCACCGATGCCCCCGTATTTCTGGCGGAGGGGCCTGAGCCCGACCAGCACGCCAGATGGGTAATCGGTGGCCAGCTGGGCGGCACGCCCGTGCCGCAGGCCATCGTGGACGACTCGATCGTGCTAACGGCAGCGGCAGCGGCAGGCGGAACAGGTCGCCTGCCAGTCGCCTGCTGGGGCAGCGTTGCTGCGCAGCGGGTGCAGCGACCTGCCTGAGTCCATCGCGCGGCAGGCCGAGCAGGTGGCCTGTCAGGACCCGCGGTGGGCGGCCTGGCTGCGGCGCTACTGCCGCGATCTGTCGCCGGAAGTCCAGCGGCATGCCGAGCAGGTGGCATTCCAATCGCCAGCGTGGGCAGCCTGGCTGCGCCGCTGGTGCAGCGACCTGCTGGCGCCAAAGGTCCAGAGGCAGGCCGAGCAGGCAGCCTGCCAGTCGCCCAAGTGGGCAGCATGGCTGCGCCGCCACTGCCTCGACCTGCATACGACGGCCAAACAAGGAGACCGACGACGATGAGTATGGGAAAATTGCCGCCCGCGGAACCAGACGACGAGATCGGAGGGGAGGGATGAGCTACTGCACTCGCTCAGGATATTACGCGCGGCGCCGTGAGAGCGTGCTCGCGTCGCGGGACAAATATACCACGGCTGTCGTCGCGGTCATTGGGTTTGCTCTATATGCGACCCTGATGATATTGGCGTATGTCGCAATGATTAGGTGTCTCTGAAGGTAACAATAGAGGCAGAGCTAGCGGAGTGAGGTCAATGGCCAAGCCATCACTGCTCACGCATCCCAAATTTCGGCGGCTCGTCCACGAATTAGGCATCCCTGAGGCCTATGCCGTCGGCCTGCTGGAATGTATGTGGCACGTCGGATACGAGACCGGTAACGACGTGCTGGGGGATGCCACTGATTGGCCGATTGTCGCTTCGGCCAGCGTCACAGGGCCACGTCGTAGCGGAGGATAGTGCTATGGGCAAATAACCCAGTGGAGCGCCACCACTGCGCAAGGTGACCAGTGTCCTGGCGGGAGTCATGCCCCGCTGGTCGGGTGCGAGTCCTGAGCCTTGCGTTTTGACCTCAACGAACTGGAGAGATTTCCTTGAACCACCATCCCGCGAACGGCAGAAAAACCGGCTGCCGTGGTGTACCGCTCCCCTGGTGATTCCCCAGTCGGGGCGGTTCGCGGGACCTTCTTCGCGTCGTTGTTGTTTGATGTTTTCGTCAACCAGGAAAGGACGATGGTAGCAATGGAACTGTTGACGCATTCGAGAATGGCCACGGCGAAGACCTGCTTAAAGAAGCACTATTTCGCCTACGAACTCGGCATCCGGCCCGAAGGGTACGAGTCCAAGCCACTACGGATTGGCACGGCCGTGCATATAGGTTTGGATATGCACGCCCAAGGCCATGACTGGTCCGCCATCGCCAACGCGGTGCAACGCGAATACGCTGGCCCGCCAGCGTGTGGCGACACCGTGGAATGGGAGGTTGAGTGCGTGACCGTGCTCCGCTTGCTCCACGGGTACTTTTGGCGGTGGGAAAACGATGGAATCGAAGTCGTTGCCACCGAGCAAGAATTCAAACTGCCCCTCGTCAATCCGACTACGGGCCACAAATCCACGACCGCAATGGTCGCGGGGAAAATCGACAAGATCATCCGTCTACCTGATGGTCGGCTCGCCATCATGGAACACAAAACGACATCAGATTCGCTTGACACCGGGTCCGATTACTGGGCGCGGCTGCGGCTCGACCAGCAAATTAGCCTGTATATGCTTGCTGCCCGCGCCCTGGGGCACGACGTACAGACTGTGCTCTATGACGTGATTCGCAAGCCGAGCATCGCGCCAAAGATCGTGGACCGCAAAACGGGGCGGCGGGAAAGTCCCGAAGAGTTTGGCGACCGACTCACCACCGACCTGGGGACACGGCCTGACTTCTACTTCGGCCGCCGAGAAATTCCCCGCCTGGAAGCCGACTTGACCGAGTTTCAAGCCGAACTCTGGGATCAACACAAGACCTTATCCACGTGCCGGAAGTACGGCCGCTGGTACCGCAATACCAACGCCTGCCTGCACCCCTACCGGTGCGATTACTTCGAGCTTTGTTCCAATGGCATCGACGCCTCAGAAACGGTGCCGCTGGGATTCGTCAAACTCACCAATTGTCACCCTGAACTGTCCCTAGTGTCCGTTTGAAAGGAGCCGAGCATGACTGAAACCCGACTGCCCCCACCACCACCGAAGATGAGCAAACCACCGCCACCGCTCCCCGCGAAGGCGAATGGGGCCACCACCACGACCAAGCAATACAGCCTTGGCCGGATCAAGCCCGCTGATGCCCAACGGATTGTGATCTATGGCACGGGCGGAATTGGCAAGTCCACGCTGGCTTGTTTGGCCGCGCGGAAGCGACGACCCATCGGGTACGTCGATATGGAAAATACGCTGGGCCTGTTGCAAGACCGGCTCAAAGAGCATGGCGTGGCCGACATGGTGCGCCCTGTCGATGGGATCGAGTCTTGGGACGATCTTCGCGGGGCGTTGCATGCGCCAATCTGGAGTGAATGCCAAACGATTGTGATCGATTCGGGGTCCCGGGCGGAACTGTTGGCCACGGACTGGACCGTGGCGAACGTGCGCCACGAAAAGGGCCATCGGGTGAGCCGGATCGAGGACTATGGCTTCGGCAAAGGCATCCAGCATACCTACGACACGTTCCTTTTCCTGTTGGCAGACCTGGACGCGCACGTCAAGGCCGGGCGGAACGTGATCGTGATTTGCCACGATATTGTGAACACAGTCCCCAATCCAACTGGGGAAGACTACCTGCGCTGGGAGCCGAAGCTCCAACACCCGAACAGCCAAAAAAGCTCCATCCGCTTGGCCGTCAAGGAGTGGAGCGACCATCTATTTTTCGTCGGCTATGACGTGGGCGTAAATGCCGATGGTGTCGCTATCGGCAGTGGAACGCGAACGATTTACCCGGTGGAACTGCCGTGGTGCATGGCCAAGAGCCGGACCATTGGCCAACCCATGCCGTATCCAGACGGCGACGATACCTTGTGGCAACTGTTATTCCGTGATTGAACCCTTAGTGGAGAACTAACCGATGAGTGATTGCATTGACCGACCTGGCGTCTTCAAGGCCAAGGTGAGTGAATGGGGCATGTCAACCTCGAAGAGTGGGCTACCTACCTTCGTGGTCCAGTATGAGGCGACGGCCTACTATTCGGGGGGTAAGTGGCACGACTGGACCGAGTATGGGCAAAACTTGCGCGGGTACCATTACCCGTTCAAACGCACCGACGGGAAGGAGGTGCCCAACGAAACCACCATTAAGCAACTCATGGAAGTCTTTGGTTGGGACGGCTTGGATTTGGCCAGCCTGAACACACTAGAGTTAGGGGGTTTGGAGGTGCAAATCACCGTGAAAGAAAGCGAGTGGCAGGGGAAGACTCGCCTTCAGGTTGCTTGGATCAACCGACCCGATGCTCCGGTCGGTGGCCAAGGCATCGCCAAGAAAGATTTCGGCGCGCAAGCCACCCAATGGAACATGATGTTGCGCGCGCTCAACGGCAAGAACGCCCCTGCCGCACCGCTCAAACCCCCACCCAAGAAACGGCACCCAAACGCCATTGCCGCGGGATCATCGCCCCTGAGCCAACCGCCGGGCGACGATGAGCAAATGCCCTTCGCTAAATCCAAAACCACGGGCGACGAGGTGCCGTTCTAATCATGACGAACCACGCCGACACCATCATCAACGGGTTGCAGGTGTTCCTCGGTGAGGACCAATTCACCGAGCTGCGCATCCTTCACCCGGACCATGAGGTGTCGTCGGGGTTCTTTTCGAGGCATTCCCTGGACCGCTTAGCCACGGCAGCGATCCAGGCCGAATCATCCGCGATGGGCTGCTATTTCACGCCGAACCCGGTAAGCCAGTCGCTTCACCGACGTTCGGCGGACAAGCTCACCCGCCGACCCCAACACGCCCTGACCAAGGACGACGACATTACGGCCCGGCGGTGGCTTCTGATCGACTTTGACCCGCGCCGCCCGGCCAAGGTGTCATCGACCGATGACGAAAAGGAAACCGCCCGCCAAGTGATGGAGACGTGCCGCGCTGGCGTGCGGCAGATTCTAGGGGCGACTACCGAGGTAGTGGCCGATTCCGGTAACGGGTGGCACCTGTGCTACCGGATTGACGCAGAAAACAACGAAGAAACGAAGTCCACGCTCAAGACGTTTCTGACTCGGCTGGCGAAGACCTACGGTACTCCAGCAGTTGGGATCGACACGAGCATTTACAACGCGGCGCGAATCTGGAAGCTCTACGGCACCTTGTCGCGCAAAGGAATTGCCACGGACGAGCGGCCACACCGACGCAGCCAAATTATTTCGGTGACCCAAGGAGAAGCTAACGCCGCGATCGCCGGATGGGCAGCGATCCAGCGAATGATCGAACAACGCCCCACCGCCGCCACCGGCAAGACCACGCCCGATGTGATTGCCCGAGCACGCGCCTACCTAGACAAGGTTGACCCAGGGATTTCTGGGCAGGGCGGGTCAATACCCTGCTTCCGCGCGGCGTGCATTTTGCTTGAGGGATTCGCGCTCACCAAGGAGGAGGCTTTGCCTCTGATGCGCGAATACTCCGCGAAGTGCTCGCCACCGTGGAGCGAGAAGGAGCTGCTACACAAACTGGAGGACGCCGAGAAGAAGGCAGTCAACCGTGGCTACCTGCTCAACGAACGGCCCGCACCTACGGTAACGCCGATTCTGGACGAGGATGAACTACCGCCGCCCGTGGTCTATCACCCCGGTGAATTCCCCCTGGATGCGCTGCCATCATCGCTGCGTGACCTGGCTATGTCAATGGCTGACGCGGCGTCGGCACCCGTGGAGTTCGTCGCGGGGCCCATGCTGGCCGTGGCGGCAATGGCGATGGGCTACACCAAGACCATCGCTATCACCCACGAATGGCACGAATCGTCAGCGATCTATATGGCGATTGTCGGTGATCCGGGGTCCGGCAAGTCACCCGTATTACAGGCCATCATGGCCCCCGTGTTTGCGATCCAGCGCGAAGCCCACAAGGCCTGGGAAGCGGCTAAACGCCATGCCGAGGCCGAAGTGGAACGCTGGGAAATGGAGAAACGCCAAGCCGTCAAATCAGGTGGGACGATCCCCCCTAAGCCCGACGTGCCCCCGCTTATGCGGCTGGTCACCACCGATACCACGGTCGAAGCCCTGGCTGCCGTGCTGGCCGAAAATCCACGGGGGATCGGTTTGTACAAGGACGAGCTAAGCTCGCTCACGATGGGGCTAAATCAGTACAAGGCCGGGGGCAAAGGATCGGATCGGCAATTCTACCTGTCGGCGTGGAGTCATCAATCGCACCTGTGCGACCGCAAGAAAGCGGGGAGTATCCCATCATTCGTCGCCAAGCCGTGGCTTACCATCTTGGGTGGAACCCAGCCGGATATGTTGTCCGCGATGGTCGAGGACAAGGGGCGAGAGGATGGATTTCTCCACCGCTTTGTCTGGGTCTACCCGGACACTTCGCCACCGGCTCATTGGCGAAAAGTGGCCATCCCGGATCATCTCCGGCACTATTGGCGGGCCACCGTGGAACGGCTCTGGTCGATGGCCATGATGCAGGATGGCGAAGATTTGAGGCCCTACGTTTGCCGACTGACGCCCGGAGCCGAAGCGATCTGGGAGCGGTGGTACAACGAGCACGCCGACGAACAGGCGAGCAGCGAATTCCCGACCGAATGGAAATCGCCGTGGAGCAAGCTGCGAAGCTATATGGCCCGGTTCGCCTTGGTGATCCACTGGATTCGCTGGGCGTGCGATGAGGTGGCCGGCAGTGACATCGACGAGTTCGACATGACGGCTGGCGCGGCCTTAGTGGAGTATTTCAAGTCGGGGGCCAGGCGAGTCTTTCACGCCATTGGTGCCCAGAAAGCGGACCACCAAGCCGATCGCGCCTATCGCTGGGTATTGGCTCATGGTGGGTCAGCTTCGGTGCGGGACCTGATGCGGCATAAGGTGGCCGGCGTGACTACCCGTAGCGCGGCCAAGCAATTGATTAGCGACATGGTAGAGCGTGGTATGGGTCTAACCAAAACAAACAAGAATGAAAGCGGTGGCTGGCCCGTGGAGGTCTTCCACGCCCGCGAACCGGTAGGGTCCAAAAGTGGCTAATCGAGTGTCGAGTGTCGAAACGAGTGTCGAGAACAAAACTCGACTTAACTATAGTGGCAGACACAACTTAACTTCGAGTGTCGAAGTGTCGAACGAGGTAAGGATAATAGAGAGAAAATCATGGCCGGTTACAAACCTCGTGGGAATTTGTCGACACTTCGACACTCGACCACCAAACCGCATAAAAGACTGGGGATACGGCTCAAAATGGCGTTCGACACTCGATTCGACACTCGTCGACACTCGAAACTCGATTTCGGTCCCGACCAGAAGAACCAAGGATACCACAACTAGGGGATAGTATACCAGAAGGAGTAGTATGAAAAACAACTATAATCAACTCCTTAAGGAGTTGAGCCGTGGAAGGACTGCGCCCACAGGGGAAACGCCGGAGAAGGCCAACTGGAAAGAGGCGATTGACGAGGTGGTGACTAAGGTTTGGGACCGTTACCTAGTCTGGCGAGCCACCGACCACCCCGACGCCGAGTGGCAAGCCGTGTGGGAGAAATTTGACGCGATGGACGAGGCCGAATCAAATCAAGACATCGAAGGCCATAAAGACGCGGCCCGTGGGGCCTGGTACTTGTTGGCGAGTCAAAAGGAGAATCAACCAATGACCAGAAAACTACCCCCAGCGAAGGACGATGACGAGATCGGAGGAGAATCGTGAGTTACTCACCCCGTGCTCACCACACCCTTCACCACGTGCGCCAACGCGACGTCGAACCAACAAACAACATCGGCCAAGTGGCTATCGCTGTGGTCGGATTTGTGATCTATTCGACCCTGCTTTTAATCGCGTTTCTTTCAATCGTGAGAATGTGAGATGGGCTTTCCCCCACGTTGGGCAGAGAAGGAGGAAACGAAGTGAACGGACAAGAAGCGATCAAAGAAGCGTGCCGAGTGATCCTCCACGAATGGAGCGACTGGGAACGCGCCGCCCAAGAGGCTGCGATGGGTGCACCCACCGACGACATCGACGAGGGCGAGATTATTGAGGATGCCAGTATTCTGGCCAATCTCGAAGTGGTGGTGGGTGGCCTGGTGGATGGCTTCACCAACGAGGTGGCATCGGTGCTCATGGTGATGGACAGTATGGCCAAACAATGGGGCGATGAGGGGCGATTTAGGACATGCCGTGACCGACTGCGGTCTTTGCTTTCGGCATGGCAACGCAAGGAGGTGGCCCGGAACACGTGTTCCCCCTTACGGCACCCACAACACGAAAGAGACCCCATGACCCTGCGTGAATACCAAGCCTTTTGTCGCACCACGGCGGTGTATCCGTGGGCGAATTGTTGGAGTTACTTGCCGCTGGGGCTGTGCGGCGAAGCTGGCGAAGTAGCCCAGTGGCGCAAGCGCATTCTGCGAGATGCCGACGGCGTGATTACTCCTGCCGATCTTGAAAAACTCAGGCACGAATTAGGTGACGTGCTCTGGTACGTCGCCGAACTCTGCAACGCGGCGGGCTTCACCATGCAAGACGTGATCGACGCCAACGTAGCCAAACTCTCCGACCGCAAGGATCGCGGCGTGATCCACGGGGACGGGGGAAGCCGATGAGCGAGACCAAAACAGATACGGTAGTTTCTAAACTGATAACCGATTTAACGACCGTGCTTTGGGAACTTGACGCAATGGCACTCGCCCAAGGTGACACGGTGCATTTCAGCCATCTTCGGTATCGGCTGCGGGTGCTCTTGGCGGAATGGAATAGGGTGCAAACCGATGCGTAAGCCCACCGAAACCGCCCTTGTCAATGCCTGCCTTCAGCTTCTCCACGCCCACGGAATCGAGGCGTGGAGGCAGAACACGGGAGCGGTTAAAGTCGGTACACGGTTCGTGCGATTCGGCCGGCCCGGTGCGGCGGACATCACGGGCATCCTGGACGGTGGCCGGCGATTGGAGATCGAGTGCAAGGTGGGGCGGAATAAACTGAGCGAGGCACAAGAGGAGTTCCGCGACATGATCGAGGCCCGCGGCGGGGTGTATCTTTGCGTGCGGGAGGTGGAGGAACTGGAGCGGTGGTGTAGGGGGGAGACGTAATCAATAGCCGCAGCAGCCGAAGCGGCTGGCGTATCACGTCGCACGCTACACCTATGGTTATCCAAGGGGCAAAAGGGTGAAGCACCTTACGATAAATTTTGCGCAGAAGTAGTACGAGCCGCGCGAAGT